CTAAGTTTCTCATCATCCGTACTAAAGCTGGCAATCCTAAATCATTTGAACTGAATAGAGCGCAAGAATACATTCACTTGAGACTTGAGACACAGTTACGTGAGACTGGTAAGATACGTGCGGTCATCCTCAAAGGTCGTCAACAAGGATGCTCAACATACATTCAAGCAAGATATTTTCACAGGGTGGTAACAGGCCGTGGCAAGAAAGCATTCATCCTTACGCATGATAAAGAGGCTACTAAAAATCTATTTACTATGGCTAACCGCTTCTATGACAATTTGGAGCCTGGGTTGGTTCCTGTCGCCGATACCGCAAACGCTAAGGAATTATATTTCCGACAATTCGATAGCGGGTATTCTGTTGGTACCGCTGGTAATAAGTCTGTTGGAAGGTCTCAGACTATTCAACTCTTCCATGGATCAGAGGTAGCCTTCTGGCAATTTGCTGAAGAACACGCAAAAGGTATTCTACAGGCAATTAGTAGTGAACCAGGAACGGAGGTGATACTTGAGTCAACAGCAAACGGAATCGGAAATTATTTTCATCAGCGCTGGGTCGCTGCAATGTCTGGTGAGAGCGAGTATCAAGCTATATTTGTGCCTTGGTACTGGCAGAACGAATACACGCATGATGCTGTAGGTTTCCAGCCTAATGATGAGGAAGAGTATCTATTAAAGCTATATAGCCAAGATGGTTTAACGAATGCCCATTTGTCTTGGCGACGAATAAAGATTGCAGATTTAAGCAAAGACGCAGACGCAGCTCATGAACAGTTCAAACAAGAATATCCATTCTCCGCACGTGAAGCTTTTCTTAATCCTGTAGCTAATGTGTTTATCAATGCTAAGCACGTGATTAACGCACGCAAGGCTAATGTAGAGGGAATAGGACGATTAATCATTGGTGTCGATGTCGCAGTGAGCGATAGAGATAGAACGGCTATTATACGTAGGCGTGGACGATTGGCTTACAACCTAGAAAAGTTTGGCAATCATAATACGATGGAAATATGCGGACGATTGAAACGTATCATTACTGAAGAAAAGCCAGACAGAGTATATGTAGACTGTATTGGTATTGGCGCTGGTGTAGTCGATAGAATGCAAGAAATGGGCTATGAATGCGTAGAAGGTGTGAATGTCGCACGCAGTGCTAATGAAAAAGAGAAGTTTAAGAATCTACGCGCAGAATTACATAGTGAGATGCGTGATTGGTTAACTCAAGAAATGCCAGTACAAATTCCAGATTCGGATGACCTCCACGGAGAAATGACATCTTATGGCTATAAGTTTACGTCTAATGGCCAGTTACAGATTGAGTCTAAGGATGACTTGAGGGCGCGTGGTATGCCAAGTCCAGATGGTAATGATGCGCTGATGCTCACAATGTATGCTGGCCAAGGTGGTGGCTATATGCCGATTGAGGTGCCGCAGAAAATGGCTGGGGAAGATAGGATGTTTCGCTAGTGAGGGAATTCACTCATCTCGATTTATTCTCTGGTATTGGTGGGTTCGCATTAGCTGCGAGATGGGCTGGTTTTAAGACAGTAGCATTCTGTGAAATCGATCCTTTTTGTAGAAAAGTTTTAAATAAGCATTGGCCATTAGTACCAATTGCACATGATATTAAAACATTTAGCTATCATGGCGAGGTTGATATATTGACTGGTGGATTTCCTTGCCAGCCTTTCAGTATAGCTGGTAAGAAAAAAGGAAAAGATGATGATAGATACTTATGGCCTGAAATGTTTCGAATTATTAGAAAGTGCAAGCCCACTTGGATTATTGCGGAAAACGTTGCTGGGATCGTGGGAATGGAACTCGACAATATCGTTAATGATTTGGAAAGTGAGGATTACAGAGTGCAATCATATCTTATTCCAGCTTGTGCAGCAGGCGCGCCACACAAAAGGGAAAGGCTATGGATTATTGCCAACCGTGACGGTGAGCGATTCAACGAGTGGAGCAATAATCGGCAAGAAAGATACTTTCAAGATGACTGGAAACGGAACGTTGAGGCGTTACAATCAGAATGGACACAATTCAAGCCTAAGTCTTGGGAGACTTTTAACGCTCAAGAATGGCTCGATGCTGCCAACACCGCAAGCATCAGATCATCGACCAAGAGGGAATCTAAACAACCCATGCATTCAGAGACGAATAGAGAAAGGACAACAACTAATGCTATCAATGATCTTGACGAGTTTCAGTGGGAAGAAGATCAACCCCCAGTTTCTGGAATGGATGATGGGCTACCCCAAGGATTGGACCGATGTAAGTCCTTAGGAAATGCCATTGTTCCACAAGTAGCATTCCCAATGTTTGCGCTTATCAAGTCAATTCTGCTAAGATATTAGCCATTATTCTTCGCATTGCTAAGCAGGCAGCACATGGCAGTCACCAAAGACCCCGAAATCTGTACCACCATCCGCGACCGTGTAGACAAATGGAATAAATACTGGACAATTAACCGTTCATATTATTATGACTGGGTTGATTTCATCATGGGTGACCAATGGCGAGAGGATGAATCTAAATTATTCGAGCGCTATAACAAAGTACCTCTCACATTTAACAAACTTGGCGTGCTGATGAACCACATGTTAGGCGATCAGATGCAAAATACGCCTAATTTGCAGATTCTTCCTGATGAGCAAGTCCCTGTTAAGACCGCAGAGACTAGAGCGGCATTGATCAAGCAAATATCTCTCAATTCTGATGCTAAAACGGTTTATCAAGTTGCTTTTTGGCAATCAATTGTCGGTGGATATGGTGCGTATCGAATCTATACTGATTATGCTGCTAATGCTGGGAAAAATGCGTTCAGTCTTGATATTAAAATAGGTTCATTTAACGATCCAAACAAATGTTATTGGGATATTGCAGCTACGACACTATGCAAAACCGATGGTATGTACGCTGGTTTCCAAACAAGAATGTCACGCAAGAAGTTTAGAGATAAATATGGCCGCAAAGTTGAGCAAGACATTGGTACCTCGTCGATCACTGAAGATTCAACGATGGCATTTGCGGACGATGACTCAATCACCCAAATTGATGACTTTGAAAGAGTGGCCAAAAAAGTCAAAATATATAAGCTATCTGATAACGAAGGCTCAGTAATTGATAGTGATGAGTTTAAATCATTAGAGAAGATCAATATTGATGGCAAGAAGATTGCAATATACAACGGTCAACCTGTCACGATTGTAGAAACACGCGAAACAGTTAAATACACCATTAAACATCGTCAGATTGCGGGTGACTATGTATTAGAAGAGACAGAATTCCCAAGCGAGCAATTGCCTATCGTATTTGTTGATCAGAAAAGTTATTACACGAAGCAACAGCAACAGCTCACTCGATCATTTTTCAAAGATGTCAAAGACGCTCAACGATATCTTAATTATTTGGCTACCCAGTCAGCGTACATCATGAAGGTATCACGCTATGATCAGTTCATGGCACCAAGGAAATGTGTGTCAGCACCTGATACTGCGCAGCAGTGGCGTGATCCTTCCGTTGTGCGTGGAGCGCTAGTATATGATGAAACGCCAAGTGGTGCCAAGCCCGAACCATTACATCCACCCGAATTATCCGCATCACTCACGCAACAGTATGAACGCACGCTCATGGATTTACAGAGCGGCACAGGGATGTATAACACGCAATTAGGAGAATTGGGCAATGAGGTTTCAGGGACGGCTATTGATGCGCGCACGCAGCGTGGCACTAAAAATACTTACGTACCGTATAACTCGCTTAATATTGCGATTGCAGTTGGCGGCGAGATTATCGATGAGATGATTCCGAATGTTTATGATACGCAACGTTTGTTAATGTTGACGATGCCAGATAGTGAAAGCCAACCAATATCCATTAATAAACCAACGGATGAATATGGTCTCAATATTGAGAATGATATGACTCAGGGTCGATATAAGATACGATTAAAACCTGGACCAAGTTATGAGGGGCAAAAAACAGAAGCCCTTCAGTCGTTACAGTTAGTATTACAGGCCGATAAATCCGGCCAAGTGTTCCCAATGATTGCCGATCTATATGCTGAAAATTTGCCTTTAGATAATAATCTTGAATTACGTAATCGTTTAAGGACATTAGTGCCACCTGAAATCATTGAAGCTGGTAAGACTGGTAAGCCATTGCCACCTAAGCCGCCACAGCCCTCACCTGATGCTATGTTAGTTCAGCTAAAGCAGCAAGAGATACAGCAAAAGGCTCAAGCTGCGCAACAAGAAACGCAAATTAAGATGATGGACTTAGACCGAAAGCAGAAAGAATTGCAATTGAAAGCGTTAGAATCTAATCATGAAATGTCAATTGAGATGCAAAAGATTGAGGCCGAGAAAGAAGAAGCGGCGGCACAGTTGCAAGAGTCAATTCTAAGATATCAAGCTGAAACACAACGATTAGAAGCTGATCTCAATATCAGTCAATCACAAAACTTGATTAAGCTGTTAACGCATTCTAGTCAATTGCAGCATGAGAAAGAGATGCACCATAAAGAACTAGCACATAAATCAAGAACAGAGAACAGGAATCCATAGAATGGCCGAATTAAGATGCGGAACTTGCGGCCAACTTGATGAAGATATTATCTGGGATGAAGGATGGAAAGCCGCTATTGAAATGGTCATAGATAAACTTGATTTTTATGATAGCAATGAATTAGCAAAACTTTCAGTATATGAATTTATAGAAAAGTTTAAAGATAATTTACATGAACAGGATGATTAAATATGAGTGAAGTACACAATGTTGATGCGATATTAGTACCACGTGAACAAGCAATGCTAGCCAATGAAACGATTCCACCACAGCCAGCCGATCCAGAGATAAGTTCAATATCGGCTGATCCAAAGCCAGAGGTTGAATTAGCCGCACCAATTGCACCAGAGATTGAAGCGATTGAACCAGAGGCACCAGAACCAGTAGAAACCCCAACTGAGGCTAGTGATTCCCCTATTGATGAATATGGTAATCCAATAGAAAAGCCGCGAATGTACACCGAAGAAGAAGTTAACCAACGGATTCGTGAGCGTTTAGCGCGTGGCAAGTTTGCAGAGATGCCTCAACAACAAACGCAGCAAGCAGCTAAGGATTTTACGCCCGATCCTAATAGTGAGGAGACTTGGGAGACTCAATTAGAGGCATTTGTTGAGAAAACGATTGAAAAGCGTCAACAAAAGTTAAGTCAACAAGAATGGCAAGACAGAGAACGCGCCAAACAAGCAGATTTTGAAACCAGGTTCACGACAGGGATGTCAAAGTATCAGGATTTCCATAAGGTGGTAGAGGGAAAGAAGATCACTAACGATATGATGATGGCTACGCGTGGGTTAGATAATCCAGCAGCGTTTATTTATGGTGCTGCAAAGCTGCACCCTCAAGAATTGGCGCGTATTGCGCAAATTTCTGATCCTTATACACAAGCGGCAGAGGTTGGTAGGTTGCATGAACGTATGGTTAAGACGCGAAACGCTGCAACGAAGGCGGCTAAGCCATTAGAAGCTGTTAAAGGTGATGTACCGGTTAACCGTACATCTGATAGACCTAATTTGGATGCATTGATTAAACAACATGAAAAGACAAAGTTCATCGGAAACAAGCGATAGGTTGTGCGAGAATATGGAATGTGAGCATAATTATCCATTGATGAGGCCGCATTCTCATATGAGAACGGTTAATGGGAGTTATGTTAAATTCATAACTGAAGGCGGCAGGTCAAAAGAGAAAAGCGATTACGATGGAAGATAGGATTGAAGCATTAGAGAGAAATTATAAAGAGTTAGTACTAGCTATTCATAAGAATGTTGACTATATGGCATATTTTCATGGTGAGCAAACTTCATTGAAGGCTATTATTGAAAATGTTTTAGAATCTGAAAGGAGCAATGACGATGGCACTACCAGCAGATAATGGCAATGCACCAAAGGAAAAGAAAGAAGGGGATGCGCGAATTAATCATGTTTGCAATACAGGCGCTTATGTTCAGCAAGAAGTTAAAATGAACAAACCAGCACCTAAAGAAGATTGTATTTTTGGGAGAATCTAATCATGAAAAAGAACGGCTATGATTATGACGAATGTTGCTATGAAGAAATGACCGATCGCGTTGGAGGTCAGAGTCAGCCACAACCATGTTATGACGAGCCATTTCAGAATGAGTATGAAATGCGCCGCAATAATCAGTTTGATCAATCTGGTATGAAAGGTAAATAGTCATGAACGAACGCGATTCCACCAAGGTGGCTTATGAGACTGGTCCGAAAGAAGTTAGAGACGGTAAAGGTTTGCCATCTACTGGTAAACAATTCGGTAAGGATAAGATGCCGCAGAAAGATGTAGATGTAACGCCAGGTTATCCAGCTAATCCTACGATGGAGAGTAATAAGCGAGAGTTGCGGATGAGTGGTGAGAGACATCCTAAACATAGGCATAAGGAGTTTCGTTAATGGGCAATGTTGTTCCATTAAAAGTGCCTTGTGAAATATTGGAATGCACTAGATGTGGAAGTGAAACCTTTCATATTCAGCCTAATTTCGTAGCGGTTTGTACTGGTTGCGCTTATGAAATAGTATTAGTAAGTTCTTCTTGTGATATTTTGGAGTAACCAAATGAATAAAGCAGAGATTGATATCATCATCATGAGTTTGAACTCGATCATTTCACTATTAACCACACTTGATCCAGCATTAGCTCAAAACAAAGTAGTTGCTGATTTACAGGCGGCTATTTCTACATTACAGGCGTTGGGAATCTAACATGCCTAGACTAGCCTCTGATATTCCATTAATGTCTAAGCAACGCAATCCTGCTTATTCGATGATTAAGGAGCATAAAGAAATGCCACTGAATACTGGAAAGAAAGCTAAGACTGAAAAAGGTTTTAGTGAAAATGTAGAAACAGAAATGCATGCTGGAAAACCTCAAAAACAAGCAGTCGCCATTGCTTATAGTGAAGCTGGCGAACACAAGAAACATAAATCTCATTCATCAACCCACCGACATAAGGAACACCGATAATGGCTAAAGATCACATGAAAGACAAAATGAAAGACAAGAAGAAAGAGAAAGAAATGCCAAAGAAGAAAAAGGATTGTAAGTAATCGATAGACCTACCAATTCAGCGCGAATTGGTAGGTTATTGGTAGTTAGTCATCCATATTTGGTAAGTGAAAGTGTTTAGCAAACGGTTCGGTTGGCGCGCTCGGTTTATTCTTTGTCGCTAATACAATATTCTGTATCACTTCATTATCATCAACGTTCACGTTCTCTAATAGCAACTCACCACGATTGAGTTTGGCCAGCATCTCGTTCATTTGTGCTTTCTGTTGAGGGGTTAAGCTGTTCCATAGTAATTTGGCTTGTCTGCGTGACATCTTGGGGTCTGCTATACTTTTCATGTAATTTCTCCTGATTGTATGCGTCTAAACATTGAAGGAAATAGTTTATCGCTTCCTGATCTTTAATAATAATCGGAAACTTAGCATGTAAACGAATGAATACCATTAGTTCCGTACTTTCTAAGCTATCTCTATCAGTATCCACATAATATATATCGCTTAGGTCAATCCATAAGGTGCGGGTTATTTGGGTTAGCATTATTTATCCTTAGGTGGTGATGGTAAAGTCATCCAGTATGGATAACATTCGAATGGAGTAAGCGATGCGAAGTGAGATAGTGTGTGGTCGGATCGATAATTTGTATCTAACCCCCATCCATTACCACGATAAGATGCTATTTCAATATGTCTATCACCATTAAAAACCAATACACGCTCGTGAATATTTGGCATTTTTTCTTTAATTGAAATCCACTCATGCTGACAATACTTAATAGTTATTTCATCTAAATTTCGTGGCTGCATATTAAAATCAATGGTTGTCATTATTCCAATTCCTTATATTGAATACTAACAATGAAGATTCCATTTTTTGTCAGGGGATTTGGTAAAAATCTAGCTAGTGGATTTATCATAGGGTCATTGCACTCTCTAATATCATCAATAATATCGCTTATTACTGCGCCTTTATCTGGATAGACTTTACGGAATAGGATGAAATCGTTTTTAGTCGTCATTCATTATCCTCATCATCCAAATCATCCTCTGGTGTAGGCTTTTCATTTTTCTTTCGCTTATCAATAGCTTTAATCAACTCTGGTTTTTTTAAATTATTAAGAGAAATAATTTTAATTAGCGATCTATTTAGGTCTTTGATTAAGAGTTTTATATCATCTATCTCTTTTTTGTTAGTTTTAATAAGAAATTCCTGATCTTTCCTGAAGTCCTCTAGTTTTTTGCTAATTTCTTTAGAGAATTTCTCTTTCTGGGTGTCTATTGATCGTTTTAAATATTCATCCAGCATGAATAGGTGTACTCCATATTTAGGCTTTGGGTCGTTGATGTTGTAGTGTCCATAGTAACTATGCATATTTCCTTGTTTTCCTTCGTACATTATTCATTTTCCTTTTAGTATCTTCTTTATTTCTTCATAACGAGCTATCGCTTTTTCTTCCTCATGTCCAAAATGTTCTTCCCAATCACCATCATCAGATACGATTTTTATTGAAGTTTTGTCGCCATATAAAAAATTCACATATTTAATTCTATTTATTGGCACTAATGCTTCATTTCCTAAAAATGTAATAGTTTCTAGAAAATTCATTTTTTCACCTTCTTATTCGCTTTATGTTTTTTAAAGCACTCATTTTCATAAGCGGTGTAATCAGCGCTTGCTGATAATATATCATCATCTCTATGGATAACCTGACCAAGTTTTAGTGCTGAATCGACTATAAATGCCAATGCATGACATTGATCTGATTCTGTTTCATATAAGAAGCAGCAAGCCTCTCCTAAATGATCTAACGCGGTTTTAAGTATGTCTTTTTCACTTAATTTGTTACCTTTTTCGTCTATCATTTTTATGCTCCTTTTAGTTATTACATAAACAAGATGCATAACAGTTCAAGCATTCACTAGAATCTTGATCACCTTGTATTCTGGGATTATCACAGCAGGTTTTTAAGCAAGGGCATTTGTCTTCAATTTCGCTATCTGGTTTTTGCATGTTTCACCTCTCTCGTGATCCTCGAGAATCCTACCAAGTCAGCCAGCGAGGTTCTGGCATTCAGGAATGACCCTAGACTTGGTGAGAAAATAGTATCATACTTTGATTGCGTGAGTGAAACAGGCAATTCCGCGCATGCCGAAATGGTGTGTATAGTCATCCGCCGGACAATCAAATGATGGCCAATTTATTGGCTTAACTTTAATTGTTTTGGGAGACATATCCATGTCCTTTTCCGGCAATTCATTTTCTACTACTAATTATATCTTAGACGAAACATTCATCCGGTTTATCAATTATCTTAACTTCGCCAAAGTGGCAAACAGAAACCTTGAAGGTGACTTCAAAGGTCTGAAATATGCAACTGGCCAAACCATTAACTATCGTTTAGAAGAAAGATATTTAGGCGGTTTCGGTGCGACTGCGACATCCGAAGCTCGTGTTCAAGTTGTCAGACCATTAACTATTGATACACAGTTCCACACGATGGTTGAGTTCTCTGGCTTTGAACTGACCTTTGATCGCGCACGTGATCAGCCATATCTCGATCAGATGTTAAATCCACGCGCTAAGCGCTTGGCTAACATGGTCGAGTCATTTATTGCGACACAAAATTTCCAATTAGATACTTACCAAGCAACTGGTACACCTGGCGTTCCTATTGATCAATCGACTGTATTCAATACCGATGCTTATATGACGGAATTGGGTATTCCAGAAGATGGTAATAGATACTGGGCAAACTCACCTTCTGTTTCCGCTACATTGACCAATGCTCTGTACAACGTATTTAACATGACAGTTAACCGTGGTGCATTGTTAGATGGCTTTATTGGTCACTTATCTGGTTTTGACTTCTTCAAGACTAATTTCTTGAATAGGCAAATTGCTGGTGTTGGTGAAACGGGTGGTACGCCTCCAACTGGTTATTCATTGGCAGGTACAGTAACGAATGGCCCTATTACTGGTGGCAACACGATTGTTGTTACAGGTTTGGTGGCTAACCAAGCAGCGGCATTTAACGTTGGCGACATCATTACAGTTGCGGCAGCTTCCGGTGTTTATATGGTTAATCCACTAACATATCAACCATTAGCTCAAACCGCTCAGTTTGTTGTGACCGCACAGGTTGCATCTGATGGTTCGGGTAATGCAACTATTCCTGTCAATCCAACGATTGTCATTAGTGGAGCAAGACAAAATATTTCTGCTGCTATTCCAAATGGTGCGCAATTGTATTTGGCTAATAGTCATAACGTTTCTATCGCATTCCACAACCAAGCGATTGTGTTTGCTGCGCCTCCGATTAAAGAATTAAAAGGTGGTGTTGAAGCGGTAACTTCCTACAGTGACCTGTACAAAATGGCAATGACGTACTCTCTTGGTGCTGATATCCGCAACTATGTTCAATTAGATCGTATTGACATTATTGCTGGTGTGGCTATTAACCCAGAGTTTGCTGTACGCGTTATGTCATAAAGGTTTTGGGCGACCAGTTCATCCGCTGGTCGCTCTTTTTTTTAAGGAGATTTCATGACAGTTAAAAATGATTCACATGAAGGTCAATTTATGTATTTAGGTCGATGGGTAGATAAATCAACTTTCAGGGCTTTTGTTTATAATGAAAAAGGCGAACATCGATTAGCAACTAATCACAAAGAATTTGAAGATTTTACGGCAAGTGGTATTTGGTTTCCGTCAAGAGAAAGTATTCCAGTTAAAGCGCAGACGATTGCAAATGACGTTTCCTCTAAAGTAGAGAAGCCAAAAAATGCTATACGCTCAAACAGCTAAAGAATTTGTGCAAGATGCGTATCAACTGATAAGCGCTAACTCGCCTACGGTGCCATTACAGGGCAATGATATGTCGAAAGGCATACATTTTTTGAATAATTTATTGAAATTTTACAGTTCTTCTGCATTATTGCTGACTATTTCGAAAAAAATTATGTTTCAAGTGCAAATTGGTCAGCAATTTGTGACATTTGGTGATCCATCCTTTGTTCCAGTGCCAAATGTGACACAAGGTCGATTAGCTAATCTCGAGAATGCCTGGTTAGAGTTAGATGGTGTGGATTATCCACTGATTAATGAGTCAAGAAATGTGTTTTATGGAAGTTATAAATATTTTCCACAAAAAGGTTTACCACGTTTCGTGATTATTGATAACGATACCAATTTAACAACGATGCAATTATATCCATCGCCTTCACAAGTTTATAATGTATGGGTATATGGTAAGTTTCAGCTCGCATACATCTCTGAAAATGATGATATGTCTAGTTTGCCGCAATATTATCAGAGATTTTTGTTGTTTGCATTGGCGCGTGATCTTGCATTGTTTAAGGGGCGTTCTCGAGCTTGGACACCAGACCTCGAAAAGATGTACTTGGAAGCGTTCGACCAAATTGAATCTGTTTCTTCATTAAACTTAGTAATAGATACTGGAAATGAGAGTTATTTAAATGGTAGTTGGCGTGTCAGAGCGGGGATATAACCTATGCAAATGCCAATGGATGACTTTGACATTGCACCGCTTCCGATTATCGGACAATATAATCGTCAACGTTTTCCGCAATGGTCGCCAGAAGATAATGCTAACTGGCCAGTGCAGAAGGGAAATGAAGGTACAAAGCGTCAATTTGCATTATATCCGGCGATGGGTCGTTCGCACATATCCTATC